ACGAAGCAAAAAGACGTTCTAAGGCTAGAAGGGGAGTTGTGTGACTGTGAAGATGAAATAATGAAACTTTACAAGATTCATGGCTCCTTAGAAGAGAAATTGTCATCTCTTGAAGAAGACAGGGAAACACTTAACGCAAAGCGCGAAGAGTATGCTGCTTATGATTATTTTCTGCGCTGCATGCACCCGCATGGCATCTCTTCGGACATTGTAAAACGTCGCCTCCCCGTCATTAATGCGGAGATAACAAAGGTGTTGTCAAACGTTGTTGACTTTGAAATTTATCTTGAGACAGATGGCAAGAAGCTTGAAGTTATGATCAAGCATCCGAAGTTCGAGCCACGCTCTATTGAGCTTGGTTCCGGAGCAGAAAAGACACTTGCTGCAATTGCTATCCGTCTTGCTCTTCTCAGTGTGAGTACACTGCCTCGTGGAGATGTGTTCATCCTTGATGAGCCAGGAACAGCACTAGATGAGAATAACATGGAAGGATTTTCCAGAATTGTTGATATGATTAAGCTACAATTCAGCAAAGTTGTTTTAATTTCTCATCTTGACAGCTTAAAAGATGCTGCCGATGTGACAATTGACATCGACAGGAAGGACGGTTTTGCTCATATTAACCAGTAGAGACTATTTATTGCTGGAGGTGATCTATTATGAGCACTGATGAGAAAATTAAGTTGGATACGATCGAGGAGAAGATCGATAAAATAACATCCAAAAGTGGAGTTTTGGACAGGCTGTTTAGTAAAGTCGCATCCCGCAAGTTAATGGTGTGGATGACAGCAACTGCTTTAATGTCTGTGTCTGCTTTGGAGTCCGAACATTGGGTTTGGATTAGTATCGTGTATCTTGGCGGCCAATCTGCCATTGATATATTTGAGAGGATTAAAGGCTACAACAAGCAATGATAAGATTAAAAAAGATTCTATTATGGCTTAAGCACTACTGGTATTTTCCGGCGGTGCTTATTGCCCTTGCAGTTGCATTCGTCGCTCACCGTAAAAAGGTTGAGATGCTCATCGATATTCTGGCTGGCTCAATGGAGAGTCACAAGAAGGAAGTCGATGCACTTGAGACAGCCAATGCAAAAAAGACAGAAAGAATCGAGAAGGCTTCTCTGGAGCACTCAGAAGAGATTCAGGAAATCTTTTACGAAGAAATCACTGCCCTTGACAAAGCAGGGAAAGCAAAAGAAAAAAGAGAAAAGTCCCTTCAAGAGCTTGAGATGGAAATGCTCGCAGATGAAATGAAGAAGGCTTTTAAGAAAGAGAGTTAATATGAAAAAACTAATTGCAGTTGTTTTGTTATTCAGCTTCCCAACATTCGCGGACGAACTCGTCATCGAGGGAATACAGGAAGGACAGAAAGCACCCTTTAGTGGGATTCTCATGGATGCAGACACCGCCGCAAAAGTGATCGCGGAAAGAGAATATGAAATTAAGAAGTGTGATATCAAGGTTGAACACGAGAAAAAGAAGAAAGATTCTCTTTGCGATTTAAAGACTGAAATACTTGATGCTAAACTAAAAGCAGAGGAAGAGAAGAATGATGCCATTACAAAAATTAAAACAGAAGAAATTGAAAGGCTTACGAAAGTTCTGGAAGATTCCTCAGCCGACCATAGTGAGTGGTGGTTTGTTGGTGGCTTTTTCGCAGGAATTGTGGCTTCTATCGGGGTGTTCTACGCTGCCGTAAAAACTTCTCAGGGTGAAGTGTGAAAAGGGAATTAAACGACATTGCTGCAACAGAGAAGGCTATCTCTAAAAAATATGGAGATGAGGCTGTTGTCAATCCTAAATCTACTTGGGACACCAACAAGGAAGAACAATACATTGAACAGCTTAAAAAGATTGCACAAATGGAGTTGGAGAGTCCCAAAAAGGCTCCTAAAGCAGAATTAAACGGATTTTTGTTATCTGAAAAACTAATTAATAAACAGAGTAAGAGAACTTGTCCTGTGTGTGAGACGTATTCTTTTGACAAAAAAGATGATTTATACATGAATCGTTTTGAATGTTGCTTAAAGTGTTACGTTAATTATATAGAGGGCAGGGAGGAAAGATGGACGTCTGGATGGCGCCCCAATTGCGTGGAGAACAAAAGTAATGATTAAGGACAAATTAGAAGAAATCGTAGAATTGCTCGCAGAAGCAGATAAGGATACGCAAAAGTTTGATCGTGGTAACGCCACAGCCGGCACTCGCGTTCGCAAGACAGCAATGGAAGCAATCAAGCTTCTAAAAGAAATGAGAGCTGAGATTATCGAAGTTCGTAACGAAAGAAAATCAAATTAAGGGAGTAACATAAAATGTCAAACATTGCCGATATCGTAAAAGGAATTAACCAAGCTGCAGCCAACGCACATGATGGCGCACTAGATGAAGATGGAGAGCCAGTAGCAATCGGGCTAGAGAGAGATAAGCCCACTCCCATCACCGACAGACGCGTGATGGATGGCTTCGGAGTTACCTTCTTAGGAAACAACATGCGAGTTAACTACACCTCTGAAGTGGCAACTGCCAACGTGAAAGAGAACAAACTCAAAGATAATGTTGAAACAAACATCGAAGAGGTTGTTAAGTTTCTCAAGAAAGAATATAAGAAAATTACAGGAGACACTCTTCGTTTGAAGAAGAAAGGTTCCTTAAATCTTGGCGACGTTCAAACAACTTCGCGTGTTCGCTCATGGGTTCAGGCAAACTGCAACTACACCATCGAGGGAGTAGATAAAAACAAAGAACCAAAGAGAGATGTTGATTCAGCAATCAGATCCTTTCTGGAGCTTGGCAACAACGCAAAGAAGCCAGAGAACGTATCTATTACACCTAAAGCTAACGAAAAGTAGAGTGCTTCAATGGCAGGCTACAACCTATCCAAGAAACAAATAATTCAGGAGATTGTCAAGTGCGGCAAGGATCCTGTATATTTTACAAACACTTACGCAAGAATTTCTCATCCACTTAAAGGACAAATCCCCTTTAAGACGTATGATTTCCAAACACAGTTATTAAGAGATTTTGCAGATTATCGCTTTAATGTAATTCTAAAAGCTCGGCAGCTTGGCATATCAACCATCTCCGGCGCTTATATTGCATGGCTGATGATGTTCCAAAAAGAAAAGAACGTCCTCGTCGTGGCAACCAAGTTTGGAACTGCATCGAACCTCGTAAAGAAGGTGAAGCAGATTATCAAGAACTTGCCCCCTTGGATGGCAACTGCAACAATAACCATTGATAACCGCTCTTCGTTTGAGCTTTCCAACGGCTCACAAATCAAGGCGTCATCCACGACTGGAGATGCCGGACGTTCCGAAGCGTTGTCTCTCTTGGTGATTGACGAGGCTGCTCACGTTGAAGGGCTCGAAGAGTTGTGGATGGGTTTATATCCTACGCTGTCAACTGGTGGACGATGCATTGCCCTCTCCACCCCAAATGGTGTTGGCAACTGGTTTCATAAAACATTTTCCGATGCAGATGAAAACCGGAACGACTTTCACCCAACCATACTCAAGTGGGGCGTACATCCCGACAGGGATAAATCTTGGTTTGACAAAGAGACAAGAAACATGTCCCGCAGGGATATTGCTCAAGAACTTGACTGCTCGTTCCTTGCATCAGGCGAATCAGTCATCCATCCTGATGATATTGGCAGGCTTGAAGAGGCAGTAGTAGAACCAAAATACAAAACGGGCTTCGACAGAAATCTGTGGATATGGGAAGAGTTTAAGCCAGAAAATTCATACATCATGGTTGCCGACGTCGCAAGAGGCGACGGAAAAGACTTTTCAGTATTCAATATTATAAAGCTGGAAAACATGGAAGTTGTTGCCGAGTACCAAGGTAAGCCAAGTCTTGAGCAGTTTGCAGGAATACTAAATACAACAGGAAGAGAGTATGGAGATTGCATGCTCGTTGTTGAAAACAACAACATCGGGTACAACATATTAGAAAAATTAATAGCACTTAATTATTCAAATCTTTATTATTCCCAGAAAGGATCCCACGAATATATTGATCCCTTGGTTGCCGAAACCAAGTCATCTGCTGTTCCTGGCTTCACAACTTCTATGAAAACACGTCCTCTAATCATTGCGAAATTGGAGGAATATATCAGGAATAAACTACTTAAAGTGTATTCTGTACGTCTAATCAGCGAAATGCGAACATTCGTATGGAATAATGGACGCCCACAGGCTATGCGTGGATATAATGATGATCTCATGATGTCGCTTGCTATAGCATGCTGGGTTAGAGATACTGCGATACTTACGAATAGTAGGTCCGTAGAATACAGTAAGGCTTGCTTGGATGCGATGATTGTGACGAATACGAAAATAAATACTAAAATTCCTGGCCAAATGGGTTATAATAGTTCATTGGATATAGAAAAGGGATTGAGAAAAGAAAGCACTCTCAAAGACTACCAAGATTATAAGTGGCTTTATAAAGGATAAACGATGGCAGATAATACTAGAAACCCAAGAAACGCAGCATCCGCACTTTTCGGTAGACTAACCAGACTCTTCTCTGGCCCAATCGTCAATCGTCGCACACAGATGTATCGACAGCAGCGACGCAAAGACTTAGACAAATACAAATTCCAGTTCAAATCAGCAAGCGGCAGACAGTTTAAGAAGGCAACATACAACCCCTTCGACGTCATGCACACAAACCAAATTTCAAACCAGAACCGCGCAGAGCGGTATATGGATTTCGATCAAATGGAGTACACTCCAGAGATTGCCTCATCGCTCGACATCTATGCAGATGAGATGACAACCTATTCTCAGATTCAAGAGATGCTGACTGTCCACTGCCCCAACGAAGAGATTAAAACTATCCTTGACTCTTTATACAGCAACATCTTGAATCTTGAATTTAATATGTTCGGCTGGTGCCGCACGATGTGCAAGTACGGAGACTTCTTTTTGTACCTTGACATCGACGAAGAAGATGGTGTTAAGAGTGTAATCGGATTACCACCTGCAGAAGTCGAAAGACTCGAAGGAGAGGATCCAACGAACCCCAACTACGTCCAGTTCCAATGGAATTCAGGTGGATTGACTTTCGAGAATTGGCAAGTTGCCCACTTTCGCATTCTTGGCAATGACAAATACAGCCCTTACGGAACTTCTGTTCTAGAACCAGCTCGTCGCATTTGGCGACAGCTTCTTTTGTTAGAAGATGCCATGATGTCTTACAGAATTGTTCGCTCACCTGAGCGACGTGTGTTCTATATTGACGTTGGCAACATTGCTCCACAGGATGTCGAGCAGTATATGCAGCGCATCATGACACAAATGAAACGAAATCAAATTGTCGATGCAGACACCGGAAGAGTGGATTTGAGATATAATCCTCTGTCGGTAGAGGAAGATTATTTCATGCCTGTGCGTGGTGATTCCTCTTCAAAGATTGAATCACTTCCTGGCGGAACCTTTACCGGTGACATCGACGATGTTAAATATTTAAGAGACAAATTATTCTCAGCACTCAAGGTGCCCCAGTCATATTTGTCCAGAGGCGAAGGAGCAGATGAAGATAAATCAACACTAGCTCAAAAAGACATTCGCTTTGCACGAACTATCCAACGCCTTCAACGAAGCGCATTGTCTGAGATTTCCAAAATTGGAGTTATCCACCTTTACACCCTCGGTTTCCGAGGAGATGATTTAGTTGGATTCACTCTCAGTCTAAATAATCCCTCCAAGATTGCAGAACTTCAAGAACTTGAACACTGGAGAACAAAGTTTGATGTTGCCCAAGGCGCAACAGACGCATTCTTCAGCAAGCGTTGGATTGCTTCTCACATCTTCGGCTTAACTGACGAAGAAATCATCCGCATGCAGCGTGAGATGTTCTTTGACAAGAAACTCACAGCAGCACTCGAAGCCGTAGCCGAAGGCGGCGGAGACGACATGGGTGGCGGCGACTTAGGTGGTGATGACTTAGGTGGCGACGACTTGGGTGATGACTTGGGCGGAGACGACTTAGGTGGTGACGACTTGGGCGGAGACGACTTAGGTGGTGACGACTTGGGCGGTGACGAAGGAGGAGACGATGATGTTCTCCTCACAGCCCCTCCCGGCCGCCGAAGCGATAACGTAGCCATCGGTGAAAAGTATACCACCAAAGGAGCCAAAGGAAAGGCATACGCCAAACGTGGACAACGCGGACACAAAGCCGCAGCACGTAATTATAGTATGGACTCCCACGCCGGCGGGAGCAAACGATCCACAGGAACAAGAAACGTGGTACCTGGGCTTGAAGCACTTTCTGCATTAGCAAATGGCGTATTTGAATCCAAGGACACTAATTATAAAGAAGATGAAAGTAAGATTCTTCAAGTGAGCCACGAGCTCAGAAACTTTGCTGAAACACTTTCCCTCAAAAACAAACCGGAGAAGCAGTAATGAAAGCAAAGCACAACAAGAAAAGAAATACCGCTTTTATCTTCGAGGCTCTTAGTCAAGAGATGACAAAAGCTATTGTCTCCAAAGACGAGACAAGAAAGAAGAAGGTGGTTTCGATTGTCAGGAGCCACTTTAAAAAAGGAACTGAACTCAGAAAAGAGCTCGAACTATACCAAAGCCTCAGCGAACATTCTGAGTTCGACAAAGAGGTTGCCACCCGCATGGTGCAAGAAGCGAAAAGGATTCACTCTACTGTGAGCCCCAAGAAGTTGTTTCTGGAGCAGAGTGCCCTAATTAATGCTATTAACAAGGGACTTTCCAAATCTGTGTTCTCCAACTTTGTTGGCAACTACAAATATCTTGCAACAATTTCACAGATGTTTAACAGCGACGCAAAAGTAAAAGAGCGCGTACTCATGGAAAACACCATCGCCGATGCCATGACTAAAGACGCTGACAATCAAGAAATGAAACCTGTCGACGGCATCGTGTATAAGTCTTTTGTAAAGAATTTCAACGATGCATACTCACTGGTTCTGCCGGATACCCAAAAGGAACTGTTGGGAAAATACATCTCCTCAGTTGCCGACAACGGACTTGAATTCAAAGTTTATATGAACGAAGAAGTCGGAAGACTCAAAGAAGAGGTGAAGAAATCCCTCGAAACAAAAGAGATTACCGAGGATACAGAGATGAAAGAGTCAACAACTCAAGTCTATCAGATGCTCGAAGAGATGGCAAAGAAGCCCATCGATGAAGAACTCATCCAACAAGTTATGAACATTCAGAATTTTGTAGTGGAGGTGGAATCATAATGGCAATTGAAATTGAAATAGATGCTAATCCCGAAACAGACAACAAGAAGCGAGACTCTAAGCCAGAGAACATCAGCTTTAAAATGAATGCTCGCCGTTCTTTGGACGGCAACATTATGATTATGGATCATATTGATATCGATATTGTCTATGCTCCAGGAACAAGGAAGATTCTTACGTTTGCAAAGAACACTCAGAGTGATGTTGTTTATGCTGCCCAGAACAGAATGTTTGAATACCTCATCGGTCACGGCGTTGTAACGCCAGGAACAGTGCAGGGCGGAAATGTTTACGGCTCTATTGAAGGACAGGTTCCAGAACCAGTTGGCGGCTTGGATGCAACAAAAGTATTTATGATGTCCGTTAATAAATTTTTAGAAGAAGAACGTCCTTATTTTATGTATGAGAAAGCATATAAAGAACAAGAAGTTGAAGAGTGGACTGAACCTCCTGCAGATGAAACCACAGAACTTGGCGAGGTTCCACAAGCTGCAAAGAAGGGTTCCATTGGCAAGTTGAGAGGATACTGGAACGTCTAATGAATCTCCTTATGTTTGTTTTGTGCGCCTTCGGCTTAACACAAATCATAGTTTATGGCACAATTTTTGATAGAATCCGCCCCACAAACGGCTGGCTCGGTTGTCTTTTCAACTGCTCTATGTGTGTTGGATTCTGGTCAGGACTATTTCTTTGGGGAATAAACGATTTTACGACACTATTTATCTTTGATAATAGCATCCTAACAGGGTTTTTGCTAGGTTGCTTGTCTTCCGGAACCAGTTACATACTGTGCCAGGTTGTCGGAGATGAAGGAGTTAAGTATGAACGGCTGGACAAAAAAGTGGATGCTACAACCAGTAAGACGTTGCTGCAAGGGTAATTGACTCGAACGGGTAATGCCCGTTTTTGATTTGGAGATATAGATGTCAAAGTATTTACTAACAGAATATTACGAGCTTTGTCCTAATGGAACATGCGAGGATTTACTCACCGAAGCTGAGAAGCAGATGGTGAAGGAAGGCTCGATGTTTCTTACTGGTGTTATGCAGAGAGCAGAAGCAAAGAATGGAAATGGACGACGCTATCCCCGCAACATCTTGCAGAGGGAAGTAGAGAACTATAAGAAGCTTGTCCGAGACAGGAGAGCTGTGGGAGAACTGGATCATCCAGACTCCGACGTTGTGAACCTCAAAAACTCGTCACACATTGTCACCGACATTTGGTGGGATGGAGATGATGTAAAGGGAAAGGTTCAAATCCTTACGACACCTTCTGGGCAAATCCTCCGCAACCTTATTGAAGGCGGAGTTAAACTTGGCATTTCATCTCGTGGACTTGGCTCTGTCGCCCAAGCAACGGGCGGAGACACAATTGTCCAAGACGACTTTCAGCTTATCTGCTTTGATTTTGTATCCGAGCCATCTACTACTGGCGCCTTCATGGTTAAGGAAGGGAAAAAACGAAACAACGCCATCGTAACTAAAGCAGACAGAATTAACAGAGCTTTGAACAACATTCTAAAGCCGTGGGAGGGTAAATAATGGCAATTATAATTGAGGTAGCCAACCCGCGCCGCGAAAATAAAGCACATCAAATCGGCACCATAGACACCGACATTCCAGGTGCTCAAGAACTTATTGACAGCGCGGCAAACTACTATGAACAACTTTTCACCGACGAAAAAGGCAACTTAGATTTGACCAGGGAACTATTGTTTTACGAAATGCTGAACGCCTTCATGAAACAAGTCCAAGCTCACACACATATGCGCGTAGACAAAGAAAAAGAGGAGAGTGATAATGAAAATCCGTAAATCAAGATTAAAACAAATCATTAACGAAGAGGTGAATAATTCTAAGTTCATCGGCGTCAGAGAACACGACGAGCCAAGCATTCTTGCTCCTGGCATCGGCTGCTTTGGACAAGATTGCATCGCCGTTTTGAGAGACGCAAGAACCTTCCTTGACAAAATGATAGAAGATAACCAAGTCTATGGAAACATGCTTGACAGTGTTATGTCACGACTGGAAGGTGTTGCAGCATTTCAAAAAGAAGTTGAGCCACGCTTAAATGAT